CTACTCAATATTTTTTACAAAGATTAGCTACACCTGTTTTATTTTTATATCCAACACCTATTAACTCTACTGATATAATGAGATATTGGAGAATTAGAAGAATAGAAGATATAACTGCAAGTACTGTTGCTGGAGTAGATCAAAATGTAGATGTACCTTCTCGTTGGATTGAAGCAATGTGTTCTGGACTAGCTTATTTTTTAGGTAAAAAAAGACCAGGCATAGATGGTAATATGAGAGCTGAATTAAAATTAGATTATGAAGAAGCATTTTCAAGAGCACAATCTGCGGACTCTACTCCTACAACTAGGATAGTTCCAGGATATGGAAGGTCAATATAATGGCTGGCGCAAATTCTAATAGTGAAAGAACTAAAAAACCTCATAGAGCACCTTACACTAAATTTTCAAGTGGTAGATATGGAAGAACTATATCAGATAGAAGTGGATTAGAATTTCCTCATAATGAAATGTTATTTGAATGGAATGGACTTTTTGTGCATGATTCTGAATATGAACCAAAACATCCACAACTTGATTTAACTTATTTTACTGATGCTACAACATTAGAAAATGCACGTTTAAATGTCCCAAATTCACTCATAGGTGGTGTTCCAGATCAGATTCAGACTATATACCCTAATACATCAGGAGCTGTGTTAGCGGTAGGAGTTGCAGAAGCTACAACAAATTTGTTATCATTATCTCTAGGAAGTGTTACAGTAGTCACTTCATGAGTGATGAATTAAATAAAAAGAAAAAATATGGCGTTGTAATTGCAACACCATGTTATGGTGGAATGATCAATGAAGGTTATCTTCATGGAATTATTCAAACTCAATCAGTAGCCGCTAAAAATGATTTTCACATGGTATTAAATACTATGGGAAATGAAAGTTTAGTTACTAGAGCTAGAAATACTTTAGTTGCACAATTTTTAGATTTATGTGAGTCAGATCCACACGATAGATTTACACATTTAATGTTTATAGATGCCGATATAGGTTTTGAAGGTAAAAACATTTGGAGATTACTAGATTCAGGACACGATATAGCTTGTGGCATATATGCTAGAAAATCTGTAGATTGGAACCATGTTGTAGAACTTGCTAAAAAAGGAGATTTTGAAAATATGGAGCAAAAATCTTTAGGATATAATTTAAATTTTGTAAATCCTAGAGATATTCAAATGAAAGCTGGATTTGTAGAAGTATTAGATGCAGCTACAGGTTTTATGTGTATTAAAAAAGAAGTTTTTTATAAGATGATGAAAGCTTATCCTAATCTTAAATATACTAGCGATCAGATCATAAATACTGAAAGATTTACTTCTAAAAATACATATGCATTTTTTGACTGTATTATTGATGAAAAAAGTAATAGATACTTAAGTGAAGACTATGCTTTTTGTAGAATGTGGCAAAAGATTGGTGGTAAAATACACGCTGATTTATTAAGTCCTCTTACTCATTGGGGAACTTACGCATTTAAAGGATATGCATGGTCTAAATTTACTGTAGCACCAGGAGATAAAAAAGATGCCAATGACGTACTCAAGTCTAAAGAGTGATATACAACTCTGGGCTGAAAATAATGGAACTGACTTTACAAATCAATTAGACACATTTATTGATAACACAGAGTTTAGACTTTCAAGAGATATTGATCCAGTAGGATTTAATCAAAATATGACTTCTTCAGTTTATTCAGGAGATAGATTTGTAACTTTACCATCAGCTATAGAACCTATGCTTATTAACTATGTTAATATAACAGTAAGCGGTAATGTTTCTTTTTTAGAAATTAAACCTTTAGAATTTATACAAGAATATTGGCCTAATGTAAGTATAACAGCTCAACCTAAATATTTTGCTAATTTTGATGATAATACGTTATATTTAGCTCCTACACCTGATCAAGCTTATTCTATTCAATTAGGATATCAAGGAAGAATTAATCCATTATCTAATACGAATACAACTAATTACTATACTACTAATACTCCAGATGCTCTTTTATATGGTTGTCTAGCTGAAGCAAATATCTTTACAAAGAACATGGAAGACTATAATATCTACAACAAAAAATATGTTGAGAGTGTGACTGCTATTAATAATGAAGCTCGTAGAAGAAGAAGAACGGACTTTAAATTTCCTGGTAGCCCACTTGGTGAAAACACTTTAACTGGAGGACAATAAAAAATGCCGATTACACAAGCTATCACGGTTACATTTAAGGAAGACTTAATGAAGCCAGGAGCAAATTTAGTTGCAAGTACATTAAAGTGTGCTTTATATTCAAACCTTGCTACTTTAGATCAAAACACTACTGCGTACACTACAAGTAATGAAATTTCAAATTCTGGAACTAATTACACAACTGGTGGAGCTACATTAAGTAACGTTGCAATTACTGTTGATGGAACTACAGCAATATTTGATGCTGATAATGTTACATTTGCTAATGCAACTATTTCTGCACAAGCTGCTTTAATTTATAATAATAGTTTAAGCAATGCTGCAATTGCAGTTTTAGATTTTGGTGGTGTTAAAACATCTACAAACGGAACATTCGAGCTACAGTTTCCAAACGCTGATGCTACTAACGGATTAATTCGTATAGCATAGAGAGGTAAACTCCTATGCCAACAGCGCAAGAAGGTTGGAGCAGATTAGGGTATAACGTAGGAGCTTGGAATACATCTCCTGATGCTCTTGCAGATGTTACTGGTCAACAATTAGAAACTCAAATAGATTTTGGTGGTTATTGGAACGCCGATGAATGGTCAAGTGGCGCCTGGAACATAGGTCATGGTGCAGTTCTTACCGGTGATGGAAATGTTTTTGCAATTTCAACTTTAACTCAACTTACAGCAAGTGTAGGTGATGTAATTACAATTGCTAATGCTAATATTTCAATCAGTGGTCAATTAGCAAATATATCTTTAAGTAATATAATTGTACTTAATGAAGCTAATGTTACTATTAGTGGACAATCATTAAATGCAAATTTAGGATTAATTTCAATTCAAGCTGGTGGATCTATTACAATTCAAACTGGTGCTGAAATAGCTTTAGATGTATCTGTAGGAAATGTTGCAACAGGAACTGCTAATAGTGTTGATATAATAGGATTTGAATTAAATACAGATTTAGGAAATATTACTTTAGTATTAAATAATATTATTCCTATCACTGGAAGTCAAGCTAATGTAACAGCTAATACGATAGCTATTAGAGCTGATCAAGTTCTTTCTTTAACTGGTAATGGAATAACTACTTTTTTAGGAAATGTAATAGCTAATTCTAATAACTTTTTAACTATAACTGGTCAAACTATCACTCCAACCGTTGCTACACTTAAATTCTGGGATAATATAGATACTAGCACTAATACAGAAACATGGACGAATATTCACTAGACAATAACATACAAATGATTATTATTTACAAATATAAAATTTAAGAGTATATATACATATGCCATCAACGTTTACATCGAGATTAAAAATAGAGAGACAAGCTTCTGGTGAAAACTCAGGAAATTGGGGTAATTTAACTAATTTTGTTTTTAACAGACTTGATTCTTCAATTAGAGGTTATCAAGCAGTATCAGTTGCAGGTTCTGCTAACGTTACATTAACATCAAATAATTCTACAACTAATACTGATGATTCAACTACAGATGATCAAGTACATAATGCTGTACTTGAATTTACAGGTGCATTAACTGGAAATATTCAAGTATTTACGGATGCTGTAGAAAGTCAATATACATTATTTAATAATACATCAGGTTCTTTTACACTTACATTTAGTAATACAGGTCACGCTGCAAATGGTGTCGCTATTACTCAAGGAAGTAAATCTTTAGTATATTCAGATGGATCTCGAATGTACGATGTTATGGCAGATTTAGGTAGAATTAATGTTGCTGGAATAGCAAATAATGCATCATCAACATACTTTACTTTACCTTCAACTGATGGTACTAATGGACAAGCTTTGCTAACTAATGGTAGTGGACAATTATCATTTGGAGCAGCTGGAATTACAACAGGTAAAGCTATTGCTATGGCAATAGTTTTTGGATAATAGGAGAAAATAAAAATGGCAAACCCGAATATAGTAAATGTTACTTCGATTTTAGGAAAAACGGATACATTTGCACTTACAACTGCAAATGCTAACTTAGTTACAGCAACAGCAAATACAGTTTTTAAAATAAATTCAATTCTTATTTCAAA